GAATGTTTCCCGGCTGTGGTTACTTCCATCGAGTGGGCGTGCTCCCTGAGCACCGCGGCGCGGGTCTCCAACTACGACTGATGCGGGCCATGGAGTCCCTAGCCCGGCGTCAGGGCTGGATCGGGATCGTCTCCGACACCACCAACGACAACGTCGCGTCAGCCAACAACTTCATCAAGGCAGGGTACCGGCAGTTCTGGCCGGACCAGCGCTGGTCCTTCGCACACAGTATCTACTGGCGGAAGAAGCTCTGATGGAGATCCCAGGCGGGCACAGGCACTTCGGGGTGGGCGGACCGCGTGCACCTATAGACCCAGAGTTCGCCTTCCCGGTCTACTACGGCCTCTGGCAGAGAACGCCCTGGTGGCTGCGGACGCCGTTTCGGTTCCTCCCATACCGGAAGCGCTTCAGGCGCTGGGTCGAGTGTGGCCTGTTCAAAAATGACGGCCTCTGGGAATACGCCGACCCCGCCGACTTCATCCTGATGTAACCTACGAGGTAATCAGGTCCACGCCGCGGCGGAGACAGGCGGTCCCGCCGGCGCGCGCCGGCGGTTGGTCAGGTGCATGGCCATCAGCTCGTGCATCCGCCCCTGAGCGATCAAACACACATACTGAAAAGCGTCCACGATGTCGCTGTACGGGTGCGACTTGGTGGGTGTGGGCTTGCGCAGCCCGGCGCGGGTCTTGGCGTAGCGGTAGCCGCCGCTCAGCGCCCGCACCAGGGTGGGGCAGTTCGTCCCGTCGATGAGCACGCCATCCCGCCGCATTAGCCACTGCTCCACGGCGCGCAGGCGGGGGTCAATGTCGTTGGTGGGGGCAGGGAACGCCGCGAAGCCCAGACGCTTGAGCGCGTCGAAGCTGGTCTCTTCGTCGATCAGGCCCACGGCACGCCCCATGAAGCGCTCGCTCAGGAGGATGGGCCGCAGCGCGCGGTCGACGTGCAGCTCGAGCCCGGTGTCCTCGGCGATGACCTCCTGCAGCACCAGGAGCCTGCCGCGGTGGTCGACCTGGCAGATGATCGAGCAGGGGTCCCGGCCGAAGTCCTGCCCCACGATGAGCGGGGAGTTGACAGGTTCGAGGGAGCTAACGACGTGGACCTTGGAGCTGAAGCTGTCGCGGAACACCGCACTGCCTGACGGGTCGTCGCCGAACTGAGCATGGACGTAGCGCTTGATCCAGTCCGGCGAGTTGGCGCGCGATAGGCGTTCGTAGTATTTGCGCCCCTGCGCGAGCCGAACCGGGTGGTCGACCGGGAGCTTGAGTGTCTCGTCGGTCTGGGTGAGCCACTCCAGGTTCTCGGCCATCTCCTCCAGGCCGCCTGGCTGAATGAAGATCTCCCAGTCCGGCGGCTTGTTGTGGACCATGAACTTGTGCCAGTCCGAGCCCTCGGCCGGCATGTTGGTGTCCGCGATGAGCCCGAACCAGGAGCAGCCGCCCATGGCCGCGGACGGGTAGCGGCCGCACCGGCCGGCGATCGGGTCGATGAGCGCCACTTCAATTTCGATGGCTTCCGAGATCCACGCGCCCGTGAGCTGCATCGAGAGCAAGCGTCTTTGGTCTTCGAGATCTTCCAGCGGGATCAGGATCCACTCGCTGTGCACGTCGCCAAACGAGACCGTGAGGGTGTTGTCGCTGACCTTGTAGTCGCAGACGCCCTTGAGCCACCCCGTAATGTCCTTGAGGACGGTCTGCTTGAGCTGGCTCAAAGTCTGCCGCAGGATCGCGAACCGGGTGTAGCGTATTCCATCAGGGGCCTTCGCCTGTTCGCAGGCACGCCTAAACAGCTCGAAGATGCAGGCCGTCGTCTTGCCCGATCCCACGGGCCCCGCAAGCAGCCTGCCGAAGTCCGGCGCCTTCATGAACTGGGCACACGTAGGGGGCGCGTCGTAGGCGATCGTGGTCATGTGGCGTCCAGCATTGCCGCCGTGACGCGATCCACTTCGCCCAGCTCACGGTGGTAGGTGATGGCCTTGAGGGAGCGGCCGGAGAGATAACCCTGTCCGAAGTGCCAGGAGTCCTGCGGGATCGGCGCCTGGTGGGTCTCGGAGATGACGCCGTTGTCTTCGTCCTGGGTCTTGGCGGCATGGTGGAGGTGGAAGCCGTGGGAGTATCGGAACTTGCTCGCGCCCCAGTCCTCGGGGCGTCGGGCCGCCATGATCCCAGCCATCTTCGCCACCTTGACGGTGTGGCCGTGGGTGGCACCAAGGAACACCTGACCGAACCGGTGAAACCAAAACAAACTCGGGTCCACATCCACTAGGACCCGCGTCTCTTTGCGGTACCAGGCGCGGAGGAAGTAAGCCACAGCTACTGAGCTGTGCTCGTCGTGGTTACCCGGCAGCACCCGGACGATGATCTTGGCGTGATGGTCGAGCGCTGCGTCAACGACCCTGACCATGAGCCGGCACGCTGCGTCGATGACCTTCTGGTAGCGCCCGTCGACGTCGAGCTGGTTGCCCGAGTTGGCGGTCTGGTTCTTCTTGTTGTCGCTATGGAGGAGATCTCCGCCGACCAGGACCACGGCCTCGCCCGACGGCTTTGAGCGATAGATCACGTCGTCCATGCCTGCACCGATCGTATCTTCGGCTACTTTAAGGTCCCAGTTGGAGCCCACCTCAGGCTTCCAGGCATACATGCCGAGATGCCAGTCGTTGCAGGGGATGAACGTGAGCAGTTCGTCGTTGGCGTGCTTCGGCGCCACCTTCGGCTTGGCAGCGGGCTTGAAGTCCTCGAACGACTTCTTGAGGTTCTCGGCCAGCTCCAGGGGGTCGAGCACGCCCTCCTTGGTCTTGACCCACTTGACGATCTCACGTCCGTCTTCGTCGACCAGGGCGGACACACCCTTGACCATATGCCCCTTGGGAACAACGAACTCGTCGCCGTGTTCCGGCTTCTGCTGGATGCTCTTGCCATTTGGACCGTTGGTCACCTGGGATATTCTGAACCCCGGCATTGCCGGTGGGTGATCCAGTAACAGCCCCCGCGCCGCGGCGATCTTGAGCCGACTGGCAAATGTGGCTCGGGATACCCCTGTCGCGTCCGCCGCCTTCTGCTGCGAGCCATGCTCTCGATAGGCATCGACGGTCTGCTGGGCGAGTTCTTCACTGAGCTGGGGCGCAGCCATCAAGACTCCGGGGTTGCGAGAACAGTCCCTTCAATTACCTTCGGGGTTACCTCTTTCTGGAACGTCAGTTTTTGATCGCCCCCCAGGTTGATTGTCACTGAAAAGCGCTCGCCGCCGCCCTCGCCGGTGACCTTGTCCAGGCCCAGACCGGCGACGCGCCCGAGGAACTTGACCACTTCAGCCCGGCCCGAGAGGGGTTCCGAGTCCGAGTGGATAATCATGTTGGCCTTCTCCAACCACAGCTCGATGACCGCGGCGGCCTTTAATTTTGTTCGTTCGTGGGTGTTGGTCGCCGACTGCCAGGCCAGGACTTCGGTCTCAAGGAGCTTGAGGAAGCGGGGCTGCTTCTGGATGAGATCCCACTGTTTGGGTTCTATTTGATGGTTTTTAAGTATAGTTTCGATGTCGTTAAGGTCTATTGCGATTTCGCGCGCCAGCGACAGTAATTGGTTGTCGGACTTGTAAAGTTGCGCGGGGACGGGCACCTGATTTACTTTCGTGTTACCTATCAAATACTTGCGCGTGCCCCCTAATACTGATAATGCGTGCGAATGGCAATCGTTTTCTCCGAGGGCTCTGGCGGCTAATGGCCGAGGCGCTTCCACAGTACGGTGTTCTGCGCGTGGTCCCCCCAGCGGCGCTGGAGGCGCAGCTGCGTCAGCAGGAGACTGAGAAGGCCCAGGCGGCGCAGCCCAAGCCCGAAGAGCAGCTGATGTCCGGCCTGGCTGGGTTCATCCGCGGCCAGTACGAGATCTTCTCCAACCACCGGAACAGCGCCAACGGCTGGGCTGAGCGCCTGCTTAGCGCCATGCGAGCGTTCAACGGACAGTATCCGCCGGACAAGCTTCAGGCCATCAAGGCGTTCGGCGGGTCCGAAGTTTACGCCCGTATCGTCGCGATGAAGTGCCGCGGCGCCAGCGCGCTGCTGCGTGACGTGTACCTGGCGCCCGACCGGCCGTGGGGACTTGAGCCTCCGGCCGACCCTGACGTGCCCGCCAACATCGTCCAGTCGATCCAGGACCTGGTGAACACCGAACTACAGACTATTACGGGTCTGGGTGGCGAGCCGGCTCCGCCGGACATGGTGCGTGATCGCATCATGCAGCTCATGACTGGCGCTCGTGTGGCCGCCAAGAAGCGGGCCGAGAAGCAGGCCGAGATCGCCGAAGATAAGATCGAGGAGCTGCTGACCGAGGGCGGCTTCTACAAGGCGATCGCCGACTTCCTTGTTGACCTTCCACTGTTTCCATTCGCCTGCATCAAGGGGCCGGTCGTTAGGATCGTGCCTTCAGTTTCCTGGGCCACTGGCGCCGCGACCGTGACGCAGAAACCCCGACTGTTTTGGTACCGGGTGTCGCCGTTCGACGTGTATTTTACCCCCGGAGTAACCGACATTGGGGACGCGGCGTTCATCGAGCGCACGCGCATGACGCGCTCCGACCTTAACGACCTCCTCGATCTACCCGGCTACAATCACGAAGAAGTTCGAGCCGTACTTGATGAATATGGCCGTGGTGGCTTGTTCGACAACTGGGACTCGACCGACGCCGAGCGCGCCGTGCTGGAGAAGCGGGAGAACCCGCAGACCAACCGATCTGGCCTCATCAACTGCCTGGAATTCCACGGCAACGTCCAAGGGCGCACGCTCCTGGACGGGGGCATGATGACCCCCGACGTCATTCCGGACCCGCTGCGCGACTACTTCGTGCAGGCGTGGCTCATTGGACGACACATAATCAAGGTCCAGCTCTCCCCGAGCCCCCGCAAGCGGCACCCCTATTTCCTCACCAGCTTCGAGAAAGTCCCTGGGACGCCGGTTGGTAATGCGCTGCCCGATCTCCTGGAAGACGTCGGTGACGTCTGCAACGCTACGCTCCGGGCGCTGGTCAACAACCTCTCGATCAGCTCCGGACCGCAGGTTGTCATCAACACAGACCGCTTGTCGCCCGACGAGAACGCCGAGAACATGCACCCGTGGAAGCGCTGGCGCGTGACCAGCGACCCGCTGGGGAACAACGCCCAGGTGCCCATCAGCTTCTTCCAACCTGTGTCCAACGCCCAGGAGCTGCTGGCGACCTATCAGAAGTTCAACGACATAGCCGACGAGCTGAGCGCCATCCCGAAGTACCTCTCCGGGGGCACGTCGGGTGGCGCCGGCCGCACCGCGGCGGGCCTTGCCATGCTCATGGGCAACGCCTCCAAGATCCTCCAGACGGTGGCGCACAACGTCGACCGGGACGTCTTCGACCCGTGCCTGACCAATCTCTTCGACCTACTCATGCTGACCGACCGGTCCGGCATGTTGACCGGCGAAGAGAGCGTCAAGGTGATGGGCGTCAACGTCGCGATCCAGCGCGAGACCCAGCGCAGCCGCCAGCTCGAGTTCCTATCGGCCACGGCAAATCCGATCGACGCCCAGATCATGGGACCGAAGGGACGCTCAGTCGTGCTCCGCAGCGTGGCCCAGACGATAGGTATCCAGGGCGAGGAGATCATCCCGTCCGACGAGGAGCTG